CATCAAAAAGGGCTTTGATGTCCCGCGTGTCCTTTGTGCCGGTGCCGTTGTTCATCAACTGGAACTCGTAGCCGTCAAATTCCGGCAAGATACCGGTGCCGGATTCCAGAAACGGCTTATAGCTGCTTTCCAGCATGGCAGAAAACTTTTTTTCAAAATCATCCTGACCGTTTGCAACCTGTGTGACGTGCACCTTCATGTGCTGGCCGTTGTTCCAGACGTTGCTCTTGATGCTGGACTGCACCAGTTTTTTGTAGCTTTCATACAGTGCATCCACAACCTTTTTTGCGTCATCGCTGTTCAGGGTAAGGTGCAGCACCTCGCGTTCTTTCAGGTCGCGGGTGTACGACTGCTGCCCGACCTGTATTTGACGGTATACATTTTCCTGTGTGGGGATGTATTCCGGTTTCGTCCAACTGTCTGCTACCACAAGCTCAACGCTCCCACCGCGCGGAATCGGAACAACAAGCGTTTCGTTTTTTGCATAGAGCTTGTAGATCACTTTTTTCCAGAAAGCCGTGCTGTTTTCGTTGACGTTCGGCTCTACGTTCAGCAGATAGTAATAATCCGATTTGACCGGTTGCCCGCGCTCGAACGTCTTAAACTCACAGTTTGCAATCGCGTTTGCAATCAGGTTTACGCAGCAGTTAAATGCAAGGTCACGCAGCTGGTACTCCTGCCAGTAGCCAAGCATTTCGCAGGTCAGGTCATCGCCGTTCAGCAGAAAATCATGTGCGGTGATCTTCTGCTCAGGCGGCGAAAACCCGAAAAACTGTTTGATTTTTTCAGAAAAAGACATTGTTTTTCTCCTTCCGGCAAATTACCGGCAAGTTACCAGCAAAATGCTCCAATCTTTGGCAGCTGCACCTGACCGGTGCCCAGATCGCTTTCCACCGTCATGGCTGCCGCCAGCGCCATGAACGGGTCTGTTTTTCGGCTTTTGCCCTCAATTTTTGCGTAAATGAAGTTTCCGGTATCCACACCCTGAGCTCGGCTGCTGCGCACGCGCTTGGTATTGTTGACCGCCCAGCGCAGATGCGGTACATCGCCCCAAGTAAACAGGTTGCGGTTAAAGCAATCCTGTATCACTGGGTCAACCTGCATAATATCGCTAGGGCGTACCAGCTTCACCCGGTTTTTATCCTTCGCGTCAAAACCGATACTTTGCAGCGCTTCTGCCATCATGGTGTAACGGAAATGGTCAAGCGCCACTTTTTTTACGGTGTATTTTCGTCCGGCTTCCCGGATAAAATCTGTCAGAAGATACGGCGAGATGCTCACATCGTCTACATAGGTGCAGTCTCCGTTTTCGCACCACGTTCGCCACGGAGCTTTTACCCGGGGCAGGGTCTTGCTGTTAGCACAGATCCATGCGCGATTGATATCATAGCGCTGGTCTCCTTTGCGGAAATGCAAGTCTACCGCCGCCCAGTCGTCCATTTCGGCGTAGTCGATGCCCACAGTGCAGCTCCAGCCAGCCATATCCGGCAGGGGGCGGTTTGTTGCCCTGACGTTTTCGTAGTCGGTGACCGAGATTTCCTTCGCGCCGTCACGGATGCCCATGCGTTTTGTAATAAAATCACCGTTCTGTTCCGGGCGCTCTTTCCAGTCGCGGTATTCGTCGTGGATCTCCTGCATCAGATGTGGAAGATAGGGCAGGGAAGGGTTTGCCATGCACCAGTTTTCCGGGTCGTGCACCTCGTCCTTGGTGTTCAGGCAGCAGATGAACGGCAAAAAACCCTCATCCGGTTCGCCCTCAAACAAAATGCGCCGACCTCTGGCAAGGTAATCGTCCAAAGGGCCGTCCGATACATCGCCGTTGGACGTAAAAAAGCCAACGCGAGGCTCTGCAACCTTGCCTTGGCCGGTGATAAACACTTTGATGTTGTCGTAATTCTGGTACTGATGCACCTCGTTGAAGATGACCGCGCCGGAACGCATACCATCGCGCCCCTTGGGGTTATTGGTGCGGCCTTTTACTTCGCCCAGATTCTTGCGCCCCTGCAGCACCTCTTTTGTGTGATAGTAAAACCGTGAAAGTTTGGCTTCCCACTTCGGGTTTTCCAGCGCTTCCACGATATCCTTCACGGGGGTGACAGCCTGCTCCTCGTTGTTGGCGCAGATATCCACGTTGTAGTGCGGCACCGGGTTGTATGGGCTGATCAGCGCCGCCGAAGAAATGGCAATTACACCATCCTTGCCAGCGCCGCGCCCAACCATGGCAAACAGTGTCTTGAACCGGGGGCTCCCATCCTTGCGATAGGTGCACAGCCAAAGCCCCAGCGCAAAGGTCTGCCACGGAAAAAGGCGGTCATAAGGAAAATACCGGGCGAGGCGGAAGTATTTCCGCATACGCTCGGTATCTACATAAATATCTTCAGTTGCAAAAACGCGCCGGATCAGTGCAACAAGGGCGTGCTGCTCCTTGCAAGCACGCGGAGCATTGTTCTCCACCTGCTCAATGTACTCCAAGATCTCCGGGGGGATGTTACAGCTCATCGTCCTCGCTGGGCTTCGCCGCCATAAACTTAAACGTCTGCACGACCCGCAGCAGCGTTGATACGGTGGAGTTGGCTGCGCTGGCAGTCTGGTTATAGACCTGAATGGAAGGATTTTCTACTTCAATTTCTGTGCCGCGCGGGGTGGTCTTTACAACGGTAAGGCCGCGCTCGTTCATGTCGTTCTGCGCCTGATCCAGAAGGTTCAACTGCGTAACATACCGGTCCAGCGTGGAGCGATATAAAAAGTTTGTGTCGCAGTTGGCTGCTTTTGCGGCCTGCTCGATCTCCGCCAGTTCCATCCGGTATTTTTCGCTGG